GAATAAGTATAATAACCTTCTGCAGTTGCAGCTAGAAGTGGATATTTCAGCCAACCTTCATAATAATCACCAGTACTATTATTGGACTCTACATTTTTAGGACTTGGATTCCCGTCCCCTTCTACTACATTAGCTAGTCTGGTTGGTGGTGCTGCATCAACTGATTGTGGTGTAGACCAGTACAATGTCATTGTCTGATCACCATCATTACCTCTTAGACTCAGAATAGTTTGAGTCCAAGATATTACATTTGTAGTTTCATCAACATTAAGTGTATAAGCAGATTCTTCCTCCGGCTGAGTTCTTATATACATAGAACCATTAACATAATCTAATCGTTCTGCTGTGTTTGATACAGTACATGCAATAGGTTCACTCTGCCCCGCTGCATTTACCGAATCAGCACAAATTCCATATGCCGCTATATCACCAATTGTAGGGTCTGCATGACCATAAAACCATCTTTCGGAATCTCCTACTTTCCCTGCCAAGTCAATAGAATTTCCATAAGCTAGGAAATTCCTACCAAATTCATACCATGTATTAGAATCTGTTCCTGGTTCTGTTCCTATACTACTAGTTAAAGCTACATAACCTATACTATTATGGGATACACTATTACCTGTATTATATAATTCAGTAGCGGAGTACACATCACATGCTGTAGCATCTACTGAATTTGTAGTAGAGTCCCATACAGCCTTTCCTGGTAATGAAGTCCCTCTATGATATGATATGCTTGTACCTAATATAATATATTCAGAGGGTTTATATGCAGGCATTTCAGTCTGCCACACATCCGCGGCCCCTACAGCACTGTTACCAGCATTAGGAGTATCTTTTATAGGAAGTGGATTTGGCTCTGATGGTGTTCTTGTCTGGGTTAACTGTCTTGCTGTAAGTAGCTCTGCATCAGCAGCAGCAAGAGCTACATCGGAATTAGTGCTATTGACCATAGTACCAGCACCAAATGGTAAATGCCAAGTACGATAAATCCAGTCATATTCTTTACCTTTTATGTCCAATTCCCATAAGGATACGGCGTTAGTTAAAGTAGCATCAGTAGTGTCTGCTAGAAACTCCCAAATTTCACCATTTAGTGAGTCGACATATTGATCACCTCTTCTTACAATTGTACCCGCTAGTGATGATGGTAATATAAAACTATATCGTTGAGTTCCATCTGGGTTTAAATCACCTACTAATTGAATTGTAGGAGCATTTACACCACTATAGAATTTAGACCCATCATCGCCTGCAGGTCCTTGATTACCTACTACCTCTACAGATACATTCCAAGATGCCGCTGGGATAACCCGAGAATAGACACCTGACTTACCACTTACTGTAAACTCAGTCCAGTGAGTAGATAGTGTACTAGGATTCTCATGTTGTTCTATAGCACGATCATCTCTATCATGAGTAGTAGCCTGTATACATTCATAAGTTCTTCCATAATATACAACATATCTAGCTATAGCATAAGATTCCCAAACACTCCAAGCTTTAGGGTAAATTGCATTACTTGTTGCTTTATAATGAGGGTCACTGTCAACCCAAAGACTACCAGAATTGTCAGTAGAAAATGCATTATCACTATTTAAATTATTTCGTGATGATATAAACCAGTTTGAAACTGTCGGAATGTCATGCACTATATTAGTATCAACAGAATTGCCGTTAATATCTATTTCAGAGAACTCATAGAATGTATCTGTATAATCTACATTATCGATTGTAGGGGCAGCTGCCCCTACTAGCGCGCGAGTCCAAAGTGAAACTTCTTTAATAGTCTGCCCTTCAACACCATCAACACCATTAAAACCATTTTCAGTATGTTTAGCATCTGGGAATATAATGTCAGGAAACCAAGCCAGAGTTGTGTCAATATTATCTGTCTCTTTGATAATAGACGAAGCTGATGATTCAATAACATATAAGTTATGATCATGTGACTTAGCTTCTGTTGACTGCATTTTCTGAGAATACCAAGATCCGGTATTGTCAATTATATCTTTAGGAGATCCTAGATAATACCCTATATACTTAGAGTCAATTCCAGTAAAAGCCCCACCTGTAGTAATTCTATCTTGAGTAATTTTGTTTGTTTCACCTTTTGCTGTATCATAATCAGGATCAGGCAATACATTACCAAGTCTAGCAGCTGCATCAAAATCAGTTGCTGAATAAAATGTAGATGCGTTATCAACACCTGTAGTAGGAGCTTCTAGTCTAACTAAGTCATAAGAAATTTGTGGCCATCTATGCCATACATTACCACCTGCTGTATAAGTAAACTCTAACTGATCAGTATCAAAATTAAATCGTACTGGATTTGGTGTAGAACCCACACCGTTAATAGGATGAATCTCTACTCCGGCTTCTATGTCTGTTAATCTTTTATATAATCTTAATCTTTGAAAATTTGTTGAATTTTCACCATCAGTACCAGATCTTAATACCATACCCCAGTCTTTAGGAGCTCCTGTCACTAAACCATCAACTGTATGATATGCAATACCTGTTGGACCATCAGCTGAAAAGTTTACAGTAGCATAAAACAAAACACCCTGCTCTCTGTCGGCTTCATACGTTGTAGTTTGACCCGGTAGAGTAGCGTCCTTATAATTTGTTACCCATAAACGATCCTCAGTATCACTAGGATTTTTCGCAATACCAGTTAATTCACCTTCACCGGTAAAGGTATACGTTCCTCCTATAGGTGTGAGTGGGATAGTAACTTTATCAGGTGATAGTGTATAGACGTTTATTCTAGCACTTGATCGACCATCATTACCATCACCTGCTAAATCCTGTATCACAGGAGCAGACCAATCAGGGATATTATATAATTTAGTACCTATAGAAACACCATCAACTAGTACTTGAGTCCAATGACTGCTTAAAGTATTAGAGACAGGTTGTAATTCTAGAAAGTTATAACCATTAATAGGAATTCTATAATTGTTGTAAAATGAGGTATAAAATCCTGGTATAACCCCTGAATCATTTGTGTATATTAATTCAGTATCCATCGTATAGTCAGGTGGTATTGAGGCATAATCAGAGGAGATGTCTAAAGTTAATGCTGTACCTACCGTAACATCTAAGTTATATTCATATGTATTATTATTAAATATTACCCTATCACCAAGTTGGTATTCTTTACTTTGGTTATAAGTATGTAATGATTCGATTATAGTTGTAGAAATCCAAAGCTTTTCAGATCCGACAGTCGCTTCATTAATAATGGTTGGAGTTGTTGTAGACCATCCGGTAGGTGGTGTAAATGCGGAAGGACCTGACCCTAATAAATCAAATATAGATCCGTTATTAGTATCAGGTATAGTAGGAGGAGTTGAATTTGCGGTAGTAGTTCCCTCTGTTCTGTAATATACTTGAAGAGCCATTCTAAAAAGCCCATCATCGGAATCCATACCTAGAACACCATCAATACCTGTAGTTCCTGTAGGTCCTACAACAATATCTTGGAAGAATGCATCAATAGAAGTATCACCGTTTGCGTCGCCACCATTCTGCTGCCAATAACTAAATAAACTATCTATACCTTCAACAGAATCGAATATACCAGAAAAGCCATTAGCTGAACTTCCTGAACTTCCTGTTCCAGAACCACCTAATACAGTAAATGTTAAACGGTTTTGAGCTGCGTTATATACAATATCAATACCATTTTCGGTTGATGATCCGATCATAGTACCTACTAGATCCTTTATCCGGTTTTCATCAAAAGTCTGACTTTGTAGTTTTAATAATTCGTCAACAATAGTAGATTCTAATGTTACTGTAATTTTGTCAGTATCACCTATAGCGGCCGCTAATTGGTTACTTTTAGTCTTCCATTCTTTAAAAGTATCCCAATCATTAATAACTATATGGTTATTATTCATTTATTACTCTCCAATATTGTTTTTATTTGCCGTTTTAATAGGTCAACTTCTTTTTTAAGGTTATATACTTCAGTATTCAACTGTAGCTCGTTTTTATATCTATCAACTTTATTGTTATTATTTAGTATAATAGCACCGGAATTATCCCGAATATAATCATTATGACCTTCTACTCTCATACGCCCGCTATAGCTCTAAAGTTTCTTATGAATGGTACAATATGTTGTTTTCTAGAGAACATTTCTATCTTGATTCTAAAAACAGTAAATTCTTGTATTTCACCACTTTCTAAGTGTACTTCATCTAATGTGTTATTATTATCTAAAGTACCTGCAGGAAAGTCAGATAAGTCTCCTGTATTAGAGTCTACTACCCATTCACCATTTCTTTTATATTGATATTTCACTTTAATAGTACATTCGGAAGGGCAATGATAATCTAACAATACATCTATATTATTTGATGTGTTTGTTAATACTATAGGTTTAGTAATATAAGATGCTAAAACATCAGTATCATCTATGACAGGATTTATAGTAATATAAGACATTCTATCTAAATCAACAACAGGTGATACTAAATCACTATTACTATATAATGCCCCTGATATTTTACTTACCTTAGGAACTATACTAGTATCTTTGTTTGAAGATACAGCTAACACATTATTAGTGTTTGTATGAGTAACATTAGCATCTATATTTATATATACTGTGTTGGTATTACTGTTAACTGTATGCTCAGAAGCCCAATCTATACTAGTACCATTAGGTTCTATTTGTGCAACCCCGAAATAGAATTGAGAGTAGGCTATAGAATATGTAGATAACACATTAATCCCACCTACCTGCATTCTTCCCCATGAGTCAGGAGTATTAACGGAAGGATTAGTATTAACTGACCGAACTGATGAAACCAATTCTATATAATATTCATTAATAGAATTAACACCTATTATTTCATGAGTTGTGTTTAGTAATGATACCGCAAACCCAGATATAGTACCTGATACATTTGAAGAGGTAATACCTTGAAGTTTTACCTCTTGTCCTGGTTTAAATCCATGATTATCCTGTTGTACATATACTTTAGTTGTAGCAATTTCACCTACATCCGCTACAGATTCAACAACAATTGGATTATTTTTTAATTTAATATATTCAGGAAGATCAGAGATAAGGTTAACTGTACCTTTAGAAGTAGTGTCAAATACTGCTCGTGATATTGAGAATGGAATATCAGACTCCGAATCAGGTTCCCATGTTGAAGCATTTTGTGATTTAAACATTACTCCTGTATGCAGCTGACTTGCTGATATTTCATTAGTAAAAAATGAAGGTTCACCTATTCTATGATACCATATTTCGTAGTTATCTGTATTAGCTATTAATACAAAACAATATTCTACACCAGGTGCTAAATGCACTAATGACTCAAACTTAAACTCTGTGGCCTCTGTTAGAGCTAAAGCATATTTATCTTCTTCAGTTAGATTACCCCAACCCTCATTTCCAACCTCAGTTACATTATTTGGTGTTAACTCAACTCTAGAGAAAGGAAGAACACGTTGTGTGGGTATACCGTTTTGCATTTCCCTTATTTCTAAGGTAACAGGTATATTCATATCCTTTCTTTTAAAATATACTGATACAGAACTTGCGAATAAACCTTCTGGGTATTCAGCTCTTTTAAGAACAAATGACTGTGCTAAAGGATCTCTGTGTCTAACATCCATTGTAACATGATCACGCTCACCTGTTACTTCTGTTGATGTAATAGTAGGTAACCTTGTAGATAATGACGTATTCTCTACATTCTCTATTAAACCTGTCGCAGAATAGTCAGCTGAAGCCGTAGTAGTTTCTAAATGTCTTGATCCAGGGAGGTGTATATCCGATAATCTAAAAGTTTTAGTTCCTGTATTAAACTTAACATTATTATTATTAGGTAACCAAAAAGAACCTGTTATAGCACCTGCATCATCACTGATTAGTTCATTAGTACCAGCGGGATGAGATGATGAAGTAATATAAGGAATTGTTGCCCAATTCACACCATAGTTTTCCACCATTAACTCTGCTGGATAATCCCCAGCCGCGTTATGATCAATAAATACTGCTTCACTTCTACAATAAGGTGTTACATTAATATTATCAAAAAACGCAAATATTTTAGTATTGGGTTTTAAACCTGTTGCTTTAAATGATATTAAACGCTCTCTCATGAATGGGGCTAAATCAACAGATACTACTCTATCACCCATATCTGTAATTTCAGTTGTTTCAGTTAAGGTATTTGTAATACCTGATCGGGTCTGATCCTGATGTGTGAACGTAGTAAGGCTGTTACCTGCCCACTCAGGTATAGCGTTTCTATCTTCTGCAGATCCTGATATACCTGTCCAATGAGTTTCCCAGTTATTCCATACAGTACCTATAGAACTTTGGTCTAATAAAGGTAACATAGCGTCATATAAACTATTTTGTGTAAATACAACATCAGGTCTACGATTTGTATCTTTCCAGTCATCTGTAGCTGGTGATATGGTTACATTACCAGTAAAATCAAATACATTAAATGGATTTACATTAATAAAGTTAGTAGCATTTAATACTGAAACATTAATTTCACGTTTAGTCTCGTAGTCTAATGTTAAAACGTCACCAGTTTTTTTAATATTGAAACTATTACCTGGTGGGAGTTGATTTTCTATAAGATTTGTAAATCCAGGGAAATCTTCCCATTTAAAAGGTATATTACCTTCTATAAATCTAGGACCAAGTGCATTCATTTCTGGCCAGACAGAACATTTATAATCCGGATGAGTTGTATCACCACGACCGTGTGATGTAAAATCATCTACAATAAATCCAGCTTTAAGTCTATTACCTATATTATCAGACATTGCTTTATTTTCTAATAATGATAATGCAGTATAATACTCTAATCGATCTACTCTAGACTCAATCTTACCCACATCACGCATTGTATAACGTTTGTTATTTATTCGCTTAATATCAATAATAGATGCATCTAATGAATTAGCTGGTATTGTTAATTCATATAATTTAATTGTGTTTTTAGGGATTTTTCTAGAAACAGGTCTACTTGAAGGTGTGCCCTTAATTACTGAAAAAACACCTGCTGTATCTAAAACAATACTATCTTTTCTACCAAAAGCAACTGCCGTATTCACTTCTAATACAGATAGAGGTTCTATAGAAATTATAGTAGAAGAGTTAACTCCATCAGGCGATGGTTTTTCCCCTCTAAAATCAACTATATTACCTACTGATATCTCTTTTCTATATTTTTCTGAATAGTATGTAGGTAATTTGGAATTATCAGTAATATCCTGATAAGATTCGCGTGTAAAGAAATCAGAGGAACCAGAAGACTTAAAGTATCTTAAATTTACTGTTAGTTGAGTAGGTAGAAGACTACTGTTTAAACCAGGATTCAACGTTAATAATGAAAGTTTATAATAATTATCAGTATAACCTCTATCTAAAGAGAACTGTGATTTATAGTCTGTAGTATCTTCAGTGTCATCACCATTTATAACAGATATTATATCATAAACATCATAAAACCCTAGTGTTCCTACATTACTGTTAAAACTAACAACTGAAGCTTCGGTTAGTGTTTTAATTTTAGGATTTTGTTTATCAGGTGTCTCATTTACGGCCATAGACGTAAATACACTATTACCTACTATAAGACTAGTATCAGTAACTATTACTTGAGTTACCTCTCCTGTTACAGGAACTAATTCAACAACTTGAGATGCAGGATTACCTACCGATAATATATATGCACCTATTAATTTTGTGTCATCTAGTATATAACCAGCTGGTACATCTAAAGTAATAGTCGCTGCATTACCATTTACTGCTTCAACATTACCTTGTATAGCTGCCATAACAGAATAATTAACTTTACCTGTTTTAGGTTCTGTAGAGTCTTCTGAAGTTGTACTTAATAAAGAAATACCACTCTCTTTTATTTCATATATATCAGCTGCTAACGTAGCTGTATCTATTTTAGAATAACCTCCCTCAGCAACATTAGCGTTAAAAATAACTTCCCCTGATTCATTCTCTTGACTAATTTCTAAACTATTCCTATATTCAGGTGGTATTCCTGAGTTGTCTATAAACTCAAATTCTTTTATATTTAGTTTTAAATCTGTAACGTTATTACCTAGCATACGGGTTACAGAGATAATTCTAAATGTTCCTAATAAGTTAACTATACTATCAGTATCAGTATAATATAAGTTTAGTACCTTTTCTGGTATATAATATCCTACGAGATCAGATTTTACTGTAATAAAGGAGCTCTCACCAACAGAAACTGTTGCATTTAAAACTTCAGATTTTGTAGCTACTGGAATATTAACAGGAACATCAGTAATAGTCTCTATCTCATACCCTTCCACATACGCTTTAGATTTTCCTAACATTGCAGGAAAATTAACACCATCGGATGAATTAGATATATTTAATGTAAAAGGTTTAATAGTATAACTACCAGATTCATCTGCAGTTCTTCTAGCAAGTTCATCAGCTAAGATATTATAAGAAGTACGATCTACTTTTTTAATTACATTATTATCAGAGATTCTTAATAACTCTATAAAGTTAGTATCAGATCTATTAATATCTAAGACAGAAATTAACTCTGTTTTAATCTTTAATCTATCAGCTCCTGCAGCTCTAGTATTATTAGTACCTAGAGCAGTATCTCCTAATGTATGATCATCAGTAATGTCTATAACTTCTTCAGTTACTTTTAAACCTACTGAATAACTATTAGTCTTACCTTCAACATTAGTTATTCTAGAATGAGAAGGAACAACAACAAACATTTTATTAATATAAAAAATACCTGATGTAATTGACGTTCTTGCTGCTTTATATGTAACACCTTCTTCTTGGTTATTACTTAGAATAGTAATCCCTTTAAACTGAGGTTTAAATCCTATGATTTCATTAGCTTGAAATAAAGATGTTTCTCTTTCTGGATTAGAAGATGTATAAGTTATATAAAGTCTATAATCATCCCCAACAGCTAAAACATCATGGACTTTAGCCTTTAAAGGTGATTGTATAACATCGTTAGGATTTATCGGTGTTTCGTATATAACCTCATTTATTAAATTTGCTGCGTCACCAATAGGATTTAATGAATTTCCGGTTGTGTCTAGTGTAACAGTGATATAATCTAACTGATTGTTATGAGTTATATCACCCGGTAATACTAACGAACCTTCTTTAAAGAAGTGACTACCTACATGAGATAGTTGATTCTGTAGTAATGATTGTATTTGTGTTAATTCCCTAGCTTGAACAGCACTTCCGGGTTTAAATAAAATACGCTGGAATTTTTCCGCAGGTGTTAACCCATCAATACCTGGTATATTGATATCGTCATAATAAGGGGCAGCTGCCCCTTTATAGCTATTATTTGCCATTATCTATATTCCTATAATTCTATTACTAGTTTAATATTCTCTATCTGGTCTGCAACTCTATTAACTCTATGTCTTTTTTCAAAATATACAACATCACCTGTAAACCTTGCAATCTCAGGATTATGTAGACTATCTACTGTTCCTAAACTAGAGTCATTAGAATCCATAAGTGAAGATCCTGAGTCAAAAGATATATATCCGGTTTCATCTGATTGATGATAATATACAGTGGTAACATCACCTTCAATGGTTGTATGATCTATATAAGCAGTTGCTGTCTCTGTATTACCTACACCTACTGCCATACTAATAGTATTAGTTGCATTGGATGATAAAGCATTCATAGAAGTAATTTTAAGTGAAGGTAGTGGATTAATAATACCCGCAGTATTAGTTGTTACACCTTCAACACCAGAAACAATACCAATTTCATGAAACATTCTAGGGGCTTCATCATATTCAGTTAAGTCGAACTGACAGTTAACTCCTAAATTATTAGAACCAAGAACAGCACGTGCTGATTTACCAAAACCACCTGGTGGTGGTAATATAGCATTCGCGCTAGCTTGTTCCTCTAATGCAGTACTGTTATAACTTATAACAATATTAGCTTCACGCCAACGACCTATATTATTTGCTATAGAAGTAGCATCTGAGTTTAAATCAACTTCTGTAGGATTTTCAGGTAATATATTAATAGACTCTATATATTCTTTTCCGATCCTATCAGCAGTACCAGCAGTATATACTCCCATAGTAATCTGATCAGCAGGTATTTCTATACCTTTATCTACAGAACCATCACCATATAAATGTACTGTTGGTTTATTACCAACTGTATATAAACCACCATTAGTAACTACTATAGAATATATTTTACCGTCAACTGCTGAGTTCTCAACATTAAGTTGGTCTTGATCTCTAGTAGTTCCTGACGCAGATCCTATAGGAGTAGGTATATATTTAGAAGTAGTGAATTTAGTATTTAAATCCGAATCAATTTCATATAAAAACTTCCATATATAACCATCAGTGGACTCGACTACTTTAGTAAGATCAGAGCCAGAAGGTAAAAGCGGTGAGGATGTTGAAGCTGCATAAACAATAGAAGTTATATCATTAGTAATAGGGTCTACTACTACACTTCCTATAGGAGCATACAGACATACAAATACCTTTCTATCATATACTACATTATCAGCAACATCTGATTCTGAGAATGTAGAAAGAGTTGTATTGTCCTCATATGAACTCCATGGTTTATACGATTTACCAGTCTCCCAAATATTCCTTCTAGAACATAATTCCATATCTGAATTATTAATTTGCTTTAAAATACCCATATTACTATAAGCATTATAGAAAGTATTCTTAAAGATATCCTCATTAGGAGGGATAAGGGTAGTATCAATAGCTGTATCCGGATCAATATCTTCGTTAGGCCATGATTGGTTCCGCCCTAAGAACATATAATAATCTGCAGAATTACCTATATCTTGTTTAATAAACTGTGCCGCGTTTATTCTAAATTGAGATGTTATTATTGCTGTCATAATGGGTATACCTTATAATCTTTATTGTTTGTGTTTTATTTATTTATATAAATTCAGGGCAAAGTTTCTAACTCAGCCTCTGTATTACCGGGTATTCTATAATAGATGCTATCGTTAATTGTATAATTATCCCATGAACTAGAAGTAGTAATCAATGAATACTTTACATTATCTAACCAAGCTTTCATACCTAGTGGTCTTTCTATATCATATAAAATCAACATTTTTCTTACAGAAGTATCTACTACTCTAGAAGTAGATGCTATTGGTTGTATATCCCCTATTAATTCTAATATATAAGTCGAACATACATAGGATTTTAGTTTTTCTAGGCATGTATTATCAGAGGTACCTGTATTATTAGCTTTAAATAATCTGTTAGATCCATTTAATACTGTAGAAAGTATCATCTCAGAGAACATTACATAACCTAGTGGGTGTGTTCCTTTATTATACACACCTCCCCATATATTTTGAGATGTTTTAGTGTTAGCTATAACATAAGAATACATCTGATAAAACTTTGAGTCGTGTATTCTTATACCAGAATGGCTTAATAATCCATTATAGGATTTAGAAGGTGAAGGTATTAATAAGTGTTCTTTAGGAAACTTAACCTCAACATCAGGTGACTGGTAAAATATCTTAAAGAAAAGTCTTATAGAATCTACTGACCCTGCAGTTTTGTATAGTTTATTTAGATCCTTATATAATAATCGTACATCCCCATTATATAAGGATGGTATTTTAGTACCAAAAATATCTTTAAAATGATCTTCAATACTGTTAGACGTATCTATATCATTATTTTGGATTATTCGGAGATAGTCAATTATATTCTCATGCTGCTCTAAGAACTTAATATAACCCTCTAAGAAATCTACATACTGCTCGTTATTAGATGATAGATGATCTGGTATTATTTCAGATACAGCAGTTGTTTTTACTGGTCGAGTATACATAATTTGTTCTATTAACTGTTATTAGCGATAGGGGATATAACTATGTCTGTCTCTTCTATATTTAATATATTATTAAATTTAGGGTATATAGAATTTGAATAAGGTGTAGCTTTAAATGTAATGTTGCTAGAAGAAAAAGTAGTGATTAGATCTTGGAGAGTAGAACTATAATTATCTATATTTAATTGTCCATTAATAGCGTCAACATATCCTACATTAGCTTGTACAACATCTTTAGTTTTATTTGATATAATATCTATCATTCTCCGCTTATTATAATTATCATATCTGTCTTTAAAGATACAACTAGTATTGTTATAGTTAAATACAGTTGATGTCATGACAGATACATTATTAGCAGCATCATTTAACTTTTCTGTAAAATCAACTTTAAATGACCATATCTGAGGTCTTGTATTCTCTTTTTCATTCCATTCAGAATTAAACCCTGTTGTATCTTTTAATGCTATATTATATATAGTGTCACGTTGAATAGTATCAATAATATTAATAGTTTTCGACATTATTACATCTACAGAGGAATCTAGTACATTAGGAGAGATGGAGTCAATTATTGATAATAGATTGGATTTTCTAAAAACACCAGAGAATGATAATAAAGTATTATCATTATACAGTATTACTGCTGCTTTAATGGCGTTAGAGATGTCCGCTATGTTTTTACTTGCTCTATTATTATAAGTATATTTTACATCTAGAATAAGATCGATCTTTTCGTGGTCTTTTATCTTAACATCAACTCCTAATACATTCTTCGATGAAATGATATTTATTATGTTATTTTTTATATTTAAATCAAGATAGTTGTTAATATTATCTGATATAGCTGATATATATACAATTCCCGGTGTAGATGGTATTTCAGATTCTCCACCCCAAACATTAACTGATAGAAGATTAGGTATTTCTGAATTAATTAAAGCTTTATAATCATCTGCCGCTACTGCTCTATTCTGAGATGCATAACTTAAAGGTGAGTTGAACTTAATGGAATCGATTGACTCTTTAGGACTTCCTAACCTTGTTTGCATTCCAAGCATATTAATAGTATGAGTACCTGCAGGATCTATTATATTTTGTATATTATTACCCTCTTTAGGGTCTTCAATAGTACCTGCTATATATGATAATGTAACAATATCATTATTCTCTAGAGCTTTACCTATTATATCATCACCAAAATAAACAGAAAACAATCCATTCTTATTTTCTTGGAGCCAATATATATTATCTTCTGTTAAAATATCGGATATTTCTGAAATATGCTTATAGGTATTAGTAGTTACACCATAAGTTATATTAGGTCGTTCTACTGATACTACAAGTGTATCTGTATTAGCATTTTTATGTGTAAGATACAGAATATCAGTATCACCACCATTATACCTGTACTGATCTTGAATATATACACCTTGAACTAATGCTACAGTCTCAAATCCATTAGCTGATGCATTTACGTCAGACTCTACTATAAACTGGTATTCCTCACCATCGGCAGTTATACTGGAAAATTCATGTCCTCTTTCCATATAGTCTGTCGAGGCTGGTGTAATATTAACTGTAGCTCTAGATGAACTATATGATCTTGGAGTATATCCTAATAACTTAGCATGTGATACCGCTGAACTTCTTAATTGTGATGTATCTAAGAAGGATTCATTTACAGCCATATTAGCATTAAATGCATTATAGTGTGTAGTATATGCCAATACATCTAGTACTGAATTAATAACAGATCCTTCAAAAT